TTAGGAAATATAAAAGAAAATATATCCGAGAATATTTTCGATAAAGGAATAAAACTTATAGTATGTATTTAATTTAATGGAGATTAATATGCCAATATTAAAATCATATCACGTTGTAAACAAAAAACAAAATTCTATAAAATGTTTAGATATAATTCATGTTGAGAAAACAGAAGATTCTGAGAATGTAAATGATTTAATTACTAAATTGGTATATGGGGATGAATACATAAATTGGAAATATGCAATTGGAATTAGGAAAGGAAACAGAAATATGAATAAAGTGGATTTTAATAAGTTTTAATTAGAAGAATATATTATGGGAGGAAATAGTCTTATATAAAAAATAAGGGAGAGAATAAGTAATCTCTCCCTTATTTGTTTAATTTCTAACGCACATAAAAATTTAAATTAATTCTTTCAACAGTTCTCGTAGGAGTCAAATCAACATCAACATGAAATTCTTTTCTTTTTAATTCATAAGGTGATGCAGCAACTGTTACCCCGTAACTATACAATCCTCTTTTTTTCTTAATACTTTCAAGAAATTCAACTATATTACCAGAAACTCTATTCCAAGTTATAGCATCATTCTGCTCGAAAATAAAGAATCGACAATAAGCCTCCAATGCTTTCTTAATATATAATACTAATCTTACAATATTTAAATCTTGTAAAGCTGAAGGTTTTGCTTGAGTTGTTAATTGTCCCCAGCATGTATATCCTTGAGAAAATTTAACAAGAGGGTTTAATTGTTTTAAATACATTTGATCACGTTGACCCAATCTTGGATTAAATCTTAATTCCTTAATTGTATCAATAGCTGCACGATTCAATCCAGCAACTGCATACCATATTTCTGATACCCGATCATTTCTCGGTAATAAATATGACATATGATAAACTGGAGAAAACCAAACATCCTGACCAGTAAATGTATCATAAACTTTGTTATAAGATTCATATAATGCGCAGAAATAATTATTAAATGTATTCGTAGCATTTCTTGCGGTTATAGAAGCGTTATAACTTGAATTATCCCCATTATCCAATATAGCTACACAATCTCTTCTTGTTTGGACTAATGTTGAAATACTTGTTTTAACATCAGATGGATATCCACAATCAAAAACTGCATTGAAATATATATTTTCTTCATCTAATATATCATCAATTGCGGTCGTACCGTCAACTTTACTTGTTAATTGTCCAAGATATCCCTGAGATAACAATTGTGTTGCGGTTGTCGTATTTAAATCACCTGAAGCATCTAATAATGATCCATCTGATCCTTTTTTCAAAGGAACTGGCTCTGAGGATGTAAAAGCAGTTGCGATACCAACAGCTGATTTTTTGATTGTATAAGTGATATCTGAATTAACATCAAAAGATGATGTTTCCCCCAACCAAGATTGGGCTCCACCTGTTAATCTAGAATCATATACAGAAACAGTTTCATTATCAGTCCCAGAAGCCGCTCCGAGCCATCCATATATTTTATTACCTTTACCATCAATAGCTGTTACGACATATTCAAAAGGATATGATGATCCTTCCCAATCACTGAAATCTTGTTTATTATCTGTAATTGTTGCTAATGTATCTGTAATTACAGATGATACAGTCCCGATATTTTTATCATAAACTTTAACAACTGTATCATATCCAGAAGTATATGACCCACTTGATAATTCCATATCTGCTCGTAATACAGCAGAATATTGATTCAATACATAAGAAATCCATATTGAATCTCCACTGGAATCAACAGCTTTCGGGTCAAATGAAATCTCAAAAGATTCTATAATAACATCAGAATCATCTGATTGTTTTTCATATACATCCATTACATATACATCTTGAATCAATGGATTTGAATGAGCTGTAAATCTGACTCCTAATCCATTATAATAATCACCTCTACCTATAGGACGTAATACGCAAATAGGAAAAGTTGTCCCTGAAGATTCTAGATTTGTTTGTAATTCATTCAAAGTATTCGCATTTGTAGTTGATATGTAACTTACGGAAATTACAGCTGTTGCATCGGTAGGAGCCAAATCCGCATCAATTCTCATATTTGAAAATGACGCGTCATCTGGCATACATCTTGTAAATAGAAAACTTCCAGATTCTCCTAAAAAGTTATATGTACAATACGGTCCTTGTCCATAATACTTTCCATATTCAGATATATTTGGTTCCCCATATTCTGAAATTAAATCTGATCGTGACCCTAGGAATTTCAACACGTTATCTTCACCTTTTTTGGTGATTGCACATGCGAGTCCTATAGTCCCAGGTACTACTTGAACAAACGTTGATAAGTCTATTATTTTCGAATAGCGAAATTCTTATAGTTTCCTATAAGCGTGGACTATATCTTCATCCAAAAATTTTTATATTTGGATGCTGGGCGCTGTTGATAGATTATTGATTGTCTTCTCACTATCTAGTCTCTGAACCTTCCAATTACTTTCATGACTTTCATTGGCTTGGCTGCTGATTGGCATATTTCATTTTAATATGAAATTTAGCTTTCCAGACAATTCACCCAGTTTATTACCCTATAATTACTTATAGGGAGAGCCTATTCAGTTGACTCCTGGTGATATATTAGGCATAACTCTCCTCCCATTAAATTAATTTATTTACACTTTCAGTTTAGGAGGACTCTAATTCCTTTTATCTTACATTCGACTTGTATTTAGTTAAAGTATTTATATTAGACTTTTAATATCCTTTTTAATTTGTTCCCGATTTGAATAATGTTTTTATACATTTTTCCATAGGGGTTTGGTGATTTATTTTTTTGTTAATTTTTAGAAAACTCTAATAAATTATTTAAAGTCAATTAAATATTATAGTACGAGTTCCCAATATTTAAAATTACTAATAGATTAGTTAAAGTCAATTACATACAAGTTTATTAACTTTTCCCCTATGTTCATTCAACTTTTTTTATTTCATATTTTTAATAATTACTAATAGATTAGTTAAAATCCGTTAAAGACTAATAAATTAATACAAGTCAATTACAATATGTTTGATACATTTTCCCCTATATGTTTCGTGATTAGAAATAAATGTACCAAATCAAAACTAATTGTCTCGCAGAAGTTTTAGCAATTGTTGAAAATGTTACACGACTGAATAAATCCCAAGGACCTGTATTTCCAACTCCACCCGCAGATGATGTGCATACATATAATCCAGCTTCATTTATATTTTCACCATTAGAATCAGCAGAAGCGATTGTAGTTGTAACTTTTGCTATTAAGTATTTATTACCATTTCCAGCATCTTGTTCAAATGTAAGGGAATCAAATGGTTTTTTATAAAATGCAGATACTCTCCAATCTGTACATGTTGTATCTGTTGTATTTATAAATATTTCATTCGATAAATCTGTATCTGTTGAAACGGGAGCTGTTGGATTTAAAGGATCACCTATAGGGGCTCCTCCGTCACCTAATCCTAACCAGGAAATAAATTCTGTTGGAGTTGTTGTTACACTTGCATTATTTGTGTTAAAAGCCCTCTCGACTAACCATTCTCTTCCTTGATAAACAACTAAATTATGTTTTCCAATTAATTGTTTATTTCCATCAGATTTTACATCATATATTTCTACATATCCTTCAGGTTTTGCTCGATTAGATTTATTGGGGTCAACTGAACATCTATCCCCCAAACATCTTCCGTAATTATCACCAATATTTAATTCGATTGTTTCTTTCTTTTCATCCATAATTTAATCTCCTTTGTTAAAACATATCCATTATAATTATATAAAACAAACTATTTTTATATGCGTATATATTTATAATTTGTTCTGGATATTTTGGATGATTAAATAATAAATTATTCTTTTATGTGAATTGTAAATTTATGAAAATATGGTGGGGTTTCAATTGCAACAGATACGACTAAATCGTTAGAATCTATTACATCGGATGTATTGTTTAATTCATTACAAGCTATAACAGATTTATTTATAGATTTTATAGATTCAAATAATTCCACCAATAATATTTTTATTTTATCTCTTGTTACCTTATCATTAACTCCAACTTCTCCGATATTATTAATTATAAATGATCGTATAATGCTTTTAATATTTTCTATTAATTTACTTTTTTCAACTGAACAATTACTTTTAGATAGAAGTTTTATATTTTCTACCAGATTATTGTAATTATCTTCTTCCATTTTTCAATTCTCCTTTATTTACTATATTGGATATCAACCAATAAATTTTCCCATATATTTCTATCTCTTAATTCACTTAACCAATATTCTTGATCAAATTTAGTTAATTTATCTATAGAATCATCAGCTGTTAATTCATCAACTATAATATGTATAATTAAAAAATTACGATCTTCTTCACAATCTTCATAATATTCTATTTCTAAAATTCTCTCACCGAAATATATTTTTATATGTTCAGGAATTTCTTCTAAAATTTTAAGAAGGAATAAATTATTTTTTAAAAACTCATATATTCGAACATCATTAATTACGTATAAATCATTTATATGTCTAGCCGCATCAAATAAATATTCACTGTGCATGATCATCTCCCTTTTATATTGAATTGATATTATAAAAGGGAGAGTGATCAATTTTCATTTTATTTAATTTCTAAAAAAGTCCCGCAATTTGAACAATATTTCATATTTGAATTAAATGATTTTCCACAGGATGAACATATCAATTTAGTTTTAACAGTTAATGGAACTGTTACGTTTCCATTTTTCGTCCCTTTTAATTTTAAAATAATAACATGAGAAGTTTCTTCTAATTCCTCAATTGATCCATAATTAAACTGTTGATTTATTTCTGATCCTTTAACCGTAATTCCTTCATCATCTTGAATCCCTCTTGAAGAAGCGTTATCACATGATGCATAACAACAAGTTGTTGATATATTATCACATGTTGAATTAATACTTTTATAATTTACAAATGGAGGATTAAAACCAGATCGTCTATCATACCATCTTGATGGATAATAATCATATGTATAATTAATAGAAGTTCGTACTTCTTTTTCAAATGTAAATTCAACTCTGATTATTCCATCATCTAATCTATCCCCTCGATGATCAGATATTTCTTCAGTTGAATTTACATT